ACCAATCTTCTTCATGGTCGGGCGGTGAGAATATCGGATTCTTGAGTTGGTTCGTGCCTTCCGCCGGCTTGATGATATAAAACTTCTTATGTGCTAAAACTGGTGCTGTCATTATGCGCCCCACGCCTCCATTAACTCGAATGCTGTCCTCACGTCCGCCGGGTTGCTGCTCGTCGGCATTATCAGGTTGTAGACGTTGCCACCTCCGCTCTTCCCGCTTACCACGTTCGCTATTGCCTTTGCAACCGCCTTGCCGATAGCCTCCGCGTCCATACCGTCCCCGCCAGTCGTGAGCGCTTTGCTCAAAGCCCGTTCCGCATCCGCCCGGCTCAAGATATACCCGTCGCTGGATGGTACAAATAGCTCGCCTTTGTATCCGTACTCCTGCCAGGTGTAAGGGTTGCCAGCTTGCACTGCCATGCCAACAGCCCCGCCCGGCCCGGTGTAGTTTTCGTAAGGATCGTAACCACCGCTCGGCGTTGTTCCGTGATACTTGACAAAAATGTCAATATTGCCTGTTTTGTCCGCAATCTGCATCTGTTGGATCATTACCAACGTTGCATAAGCCTCTGCAGCGTCAATAATCACGTTTCCAGTTTTGTCGTCAATTTTGTAGCCGTTGATGGTTTCAATAGCTGACCCATAAGCATCCATCGCGGCTTGAGCGCCTTCTTCGGATATAAGCCCCATGTCAATCGCCATTTGGAAGTAAGCGGCTAATTCTGCTTCAGTAACCCCACCGACAGCAATTGTCGCTTGGAACATGTCAAGCGTGACCTGGTTGGCAAGTTCCGTCATTGTGCCTTTTAGGTCTTCGAGTTTTCCCTCAAGTTCTGTATATTCTTCTGCACCTAAATCAGGGTCTTTCATCTGCTCTTGAATATCGGCAATTTCATCAAGAATGTCGGTATATTGTTCTGCAAGTTTTATAATGCCCCTGTAATTGTTGTCAAGTGAAGTAACGCCATCAAGTTGCTCTTTCAGCTTCGCCTGTTCTTCAGCTGCTTTTTTGGTAGCCTCCGTCATTTCGTCGGTTGAGCCGGTCATTGCATCAACCGCCGCGCTTGCTTCTCTGGCAGCGTCCGCGCCTTCGTAGTTTGAAGAAGCCCATTCGTCGGTTTTTGTTTTCAGTCGGCTTAGATTACCTTCTTCCTCAACCAGGAGTTCTGCAAATCTTTCGGTGTCGCTAATATTGCCCATTTCACCGCGTAACAGATAAACCGCCTGCTTGAACTTCAATGTGCTCAACCCAGCCGCTTCCATGTCTTCAACCATGTTTTTGAAAGCATTTTCATTTTGAGCGGAAGTTCCTAATTCGGACATCCATTTAGCAATACCTGAAATTGCCGGTTCAACCGTATCAAGCAGGTTCGCTTTTGAGGCATCCCCCAAATTCTTCATTCCGGCTTCCATAAGAGCGAAGCTGCCAACCGAGCTGTCCGCGACACTTCCAACTTTGCGTATTTGCTCTTCCGCCTGCTGTAAAAACGCTTCAGAAAAAGCCTCGCTTGCGCTCATGCCGCTTGCTTCTAACGCCTTCACTTTTTCGTCAAAGCCGGCAACACTCACACCCAAAGCATCAAAACGCATGGTAGTTTGGTTTGTCAATGTCAAGACAAGCTGATTCATGTTCATGTCGAGTTCACCTGCCACAGTCGCAAGTCTCAACACTTCTTCGTGAGAATCGGCTAAGCCCAGAGCCATTATTTGCCCTGCGCCCTCAATCAATTCCGCATCGCTTTTCAGCCCGGAAGTGGCCTCGCGCATGTCATTCAATAACAGGCTGGAAGTAGTGCCAATTGCCTCTGAAAGCGCGTCAAATTTGTCTCTGGCATAATCAAGCTCGGCAGCTTCTTTGGCTGATTCATAAACTTCGCCAATAGCAGCAGCAACACCGGCAACAGCGCCGGCAACAATCAGAGCCTTGCCCATCAAACCTTCGAGCTTGCCGCCAAAGCCTTCAACTGCGCCGCCGCCAGTTTCACTTTCGCTTTTTATGCCGGATATATCCTGCTTAACCTTATTCAGGTCGCCACTGGCTTTATTCAGCGCGCTAATTACTATTTTCAGATCAGCCATACTTCACTCTCAATTCATTTACCTGGCTTACGATGTTCCAAATATCCGTGTGCTCTTTTTTCCACTTTGCGCTTTCACCCGGCACGTTGCCTTTGCGCTCATATTCCCGGAACGCCCGGTATACATTGCCGACCTGTCTCAACTTGCGCAATAAGCCCGCCGGTTGCTCCATCACGCCGCCTGAGTAAGGCAAGGCGCGGTAGTTCTCGCAATTGACTGCGAGCTCAAGCAAGGCGGGCATGTCGGGTCGCTTTCCGTCCGCATAATCCGCCGCGTGGATTAGGATAAAGGGTCAATATTCATCGCCTCCGCAATGACCTTCGCTATACACTCTGCAAGCCAAACAATGTGAGCCGGCTTTGCGTTGTCTACGTCCTCGGGCGTCCACTTCGGTTCGGTCATAATATTGTGCTTTACCGCGCTTCTAACGCTATCCCCACGCCATACCGACAATGGCACTTCGAGGTCTTGCCTCATATCGCGGTGAAAGTCTTCAAGCATCTTTTGTGTAAGGTCAAGAACGACGCACTTGCCAAACTTTTCGTGTTCGAATTCCATGTTAGCCCTTAGACAGTCTGCAACTTAGATGTGGTCTGAATAGTCAGCCAGTTGGTCAGTTTCGGGTTGTAAACGCCGTCCAACACCAGATCGTAGGTCATCAAACCGTTCTTATCCTGGAATAGCTCAGGCGCTTGCATTGTGTGGCCTGCAAAGGTCAACACCATCTCACGCAAAGTCCCGGCAGAACCAACGGTGTATTTGATCCTGACTTGCTTTTCCAGAATTGTGTTGGCAGCCGCAAGCATGGCAATCAAATAATCATCAGTCGAATCGTTGAGTTCCAAACTGAGCTTCAATTGCCCGCTCCACTTGTTATCGTAGGATGCGGTCGGGGTGCATTCGCCCAGGAAATTGTGATACTCCCGGTTAGCATTGACGCTCAATTCCCAACTGAACGCGCTCGAAGCCAGCGGAGCGAAAGTGACGCCATCCCAAGTTTCAATCGCAACCGAAGCCATACAGCCGGTCATGCGCGTGCCGGTGGTCAAGTCAGGCAATGTAGCCAGCGTGCCAGCAACCACTTTGCCGCCCATCAATGACGCGCCCACACTCACACCGGAGTTGGCAGCGCCGCTAAGCGTCAGGCTCGTGACGCTTGCATCCTGCATCTGCCAGACTCCACCAGTCTGCCCGAATTGCAAGGTCGCAAAGTGTGGCGTGACTGCGGTTGTAAGCGGCGCGGCATAATCCCGAACATATGGATCAGCACCGGTCGGAGTTGCGTCCGTGCCGAAAAGCATTTCCAGCCAATAGTTCAATTCCTCAAAGTCGGTATCGCTCGTCTCAGCCGTTGCGCTGGATAAATAGCGGTCAAGCGTGGTCTGGTGTGTCGGAGCCATCGTGCCCCGTAATTGGTCAAGCGCGCGGGTTTCGAGTTCCGGCCGCAGCTTGAAGCTGGACACGTTCTGCAGCTTGCGGGTTGCCGTTCCGTTTGCCGTGCCGAAAGCACTCTGCCAGCCGAGTTGTAATACATTATGTGCATTAAGCATTTTTCACCTCATAATTTTCTAATTTGGCAAGTCCGGTTAGCATCCGCAATCTGCCTCTGGTTCGGTTGCCTTGATCTCAACCTTCACCTTCTCAAGTTTGTACATCTTTGCGCTGAGCGCGGCTTTCGTCAGCTCCTTCGGGAACTGTTTCCACTCGTCCGCGTCCAAATCGCGCGCTGGCAGTCCCACGAAGTAGCCATTTCCCTGATAAACGTAACAATCAGCCACTGACTACCTCCAATACTTGTAATAAACATAGCACGCCGGCATAAAAGCGCCCCGATCCTCGCGGCCACTCGTATTCACCCGGCGTAATAGACACGCTCTGCAAGGTTGTGTTTGAAGTCGGGCATTTTCCCCAAGTCCGCATCCCGTCCAGGTACTTGCCTGAGTACTCCACCAACTTCGGCGCAAACTCACGCAAACCCAGTCCTTGTTCGGACGGCTGCCAAAGCATCAAGTCGGTTATCTGCCAGTTGATCGACATAGCGGTTCCAATTGCAATGTGCATGCCCTCGCGCCCTTCACCCGGCATCGTTGCAACCGGCAGTAACAGCCGGCACGGCAGTTGCGCGGTAGTAATAGACTCTGGCAATTCGTCCAGATCGTAGGCATAAGGAATAACTCCACTTGCCATGCTAATAGACAAATCCGAGAGAGACGAATAAACATTTGTAATTGCGCTCATACTATCCGCCTCTTATACCGGTCTAATACCCGTGTCACATCCGCCGGCAAAGCGGACGGCATAATCGTTACCCCATCCCCTGTTATCATCGGGCGGTCAATGTCAGCGCTGGTGTCCTTCTGGCGATAAAGAAAAGCCGCGAGCCTGATACAGGCATGAACGATGTCAGCCGGAGCGGTCGCGCTATACCCCCACGTGCCAGCCACACTGATTTCGCTATCGCCGTCCGAGAAGTTCCACGATTGCGACTCGTCCAAACGGATAAGCCACTTCGGGCTGTCATTGCGGGGAAAGAGGCGATAATTGCCGCTCGCGACTTCCACCGCGTTGCCATTCGTGAGCTTGGTGACAGTCAGCAGGTCTTCGCCGTAAAGCATCAAATCCTGCCCGTCCGTGCAATTCTTGCCGAAGTATTTCGTGGCGGTGACGGCTGTGAATGTTCGTCCGGTATAAGCATCAATCAAGCCTTCCGCGCGCGTAATCAGATCGCCAAGCAGATTGTCGTCCACCACCGTTGATGTAATACCTAAATAGTCTTTCAACTGCACGGAAGTTGCGTATGCCATGTTACTTGACCGCCTTTACTTCCGCTTTGGCTTTGTTGCCCAATATCTTGATCGCCGGTTCGTCTTCAATCAGAGCGATATAGCGCGCCCTGAGAAAAGCATCAACCGATTCGTCAGGCAGCTCCGCAATTCCTGGCTCGAACTCAACCACTTTTCGGTCAACTTCAAACCGGAACGGTACAAGGATTTTCACTTTCATAGTTACTCCAATCAGGCGCGTAACAGGTAGAGCGTAACCACACCGCCCTTTGCGTTACCTGCATTCGCCACTTTCAAAGTCAATTTGTTTGACCTCACATAAAGCACTTTAGTTGGATCAACAACCTGAACAGTTGTCGCGCTGGTTACATCCGCGCCTTCACCGCTCAAAATATCGTATCCGTCTTCATCTTCAATAGTCACATCATAGGCGTTTGTCGGTGCAGTTGGAGCGTCGTCTGAAGCCAGAATTGCTCTGACAATCTTTCCGCAATACCAACCAGATGCGGTACTTTCAACCACGCCTAAATCAGTACACAGCCAATCCCACTCGATTTTCTGAATCGGGTACTCAATGCTATCTTGCGTTATCGTTACAACTTGTGGAGTTGCCATAAATACATCTCACTTTCGAGGGTCTTGGGGCGGAACTGAGTCCGCCCCTTCTTGACCCCCACAGATTTAGAGGATGATCGCCTGTGTTGCGGCGGTCTTCGGGAATGTGCCCGAACCTTCGTACAATACGGCAATTGCACCAACGGTCACATTGGCAACACCGCAAGCGGCAACTGCTTTCTGGAACGGTTTGGCAGGATTTACGGGCATGTCGATCGCATACACCTTACTTGCGCCGGTTGCAGCTTTGACCTGCGTCAAAGCCGCACCAGTTACATCGGTGGCACTTGACATGCCAGTAGCCGAATCTTCCTGCACCTTGTAATCAAAAGTGCCGTTTGCGGTCATTGCGCCAACATTGATAATGTGACAGACGCGGTCAAAACCGGTACAGTCAATCTCAGTTTCGGTCAGCGCTGCGTCCGAAGTCACAGGCGCAACCGATTGGACAATTTTTGTTCTTCCTAATAGGTTCATATCAGAGTCCTTTCAGGATTAAGAGTGCTGCAACAGGTATTTGAAGGCGAGGGTCTGAAGGACAGCACCACCGAAGCGCTGCTTGACGAACAAACCAACCTGTCCATTAGCCTGGTACAGATAGGGGTTACGGCTCAGTGTGACGCCCTCGCGCTCTGCGAATGCGTACATTGAGAAGTCACCAAAGACGACGGATTTTTGTCCGCTGGCGACGCCGCCCATGTCGGGAGCGATGTAAGCGGGATAACCCATGAAATCGCCACCAGCCGGAGTGTTGATGAATTGGAAGTTATTACCAGTCAACCCTTGCAGGTAGAACTTAGTCGCTCCCTTCATCAGGAAACCGGAGCTGGAATTGTGATAAGGTGATTCCACCGTTCCCATCGCCGAAATCAATTCGGCTGCGGTAATAGCAGTAGCAGCAGCGGTAGTGATACCGGAAGCAGTAGCGCCAGCCACGATGCCCTGAGGCATACCAGTGCCAGTACCGATTGAGCAGTAGTAGTTTTCGGCAGCGGCAGAAGCGCGCGCCACAACGGAAGCGATGTAGGCTTCCAAACCAACGGCGTCGCCATCCAACATTTCTTCCGAGACTTTGACCATCTTGGTGAACTTGTGGATAGTCAGCGCAACCTGCCCGAACACCGGCTCGTTTTCGTCGTAGGCGGCTTCTTCAGCGGTCACAACTAACTTGGTGCCAGCGGTGGCTTCGGTTGGGATGAGGATACGGTCATGATTAGTCACCAAGCGGGTCACGGGAGCGCGCCGAACAAACGACAATTCCTGTCGCTGCTCAACAATGCGATTATAGAAATCATCAGGCACAGCATAACCGCCTTCATTGTCGGTCTGCCCCTGCCAAGCGCCCTTGAGTTCCAGATCGTTGCCCTTGAAACCGCGAGGATTGTCGCCCTGCGCCCAAGCCAACATAGCTTTGATAAATGAGGGTGATTCCTTAGCCGATTTTACAGTGGGAACGCCCTTGACCTCGCCGGGTGCAGCCTTCAGCTCTTCCAGCAAGGATTTTTTCATGGACTCAAATTCTGCTTTGATGTCCACTTTAGGCTCTTCAGCCTTTACTTCTTCGACGATTTTCTCTTCGTCCATGTTTTCCTCCAAAATAGGTTGATTTGTTTTGATTGTTTCTTGCGATTCAACCAGCTCTTCAACCGCATCCACCGCTGATTCTTCAGCCTCCGGGATCGCCTCCGTGATTAGCTCGGCTTTCGCTTCGATTACGGCAAAGTCATTTGCCGGTTTTCGCCATTCATTTGTGTCAAATAATGCCAGTTCGCCAACAGGCCAAGTCGTGATAACTCCGCCGTCCGCTTTTCTAACCAGGTGATTCACCGCGCCGGAAGACGCTCGTAACTTTTCAACGCCCGCGTCTACCAGTCGTTTGGCAAGCGGCTCTTCCAAATCAAGCATCGGTTCAAACCAATGACCGCGTTCGTCTGCTCCGGTGTATTCAGCCCTGCCGATCAACGCCGGTTGCGCTTGCATCTTGCCCGGCTCGTCT